CGCGATGACAAAAGCCTGACTGATGAGGAAAGGGCAAAATTTGATGAGCTGAATGCAAGAGGACAGAAACTCCAAAGTGACATTCAGAGAATTGAAGCTCTTCGAAAAGAAGAGACAAGCAGAATGCAGGGCGAACAACAGGAAAGGACCGAAATTCTTGAATTCGGTGACTGGCTTCAGACTGTTCGCTTTCATCCCAGTGATCCGGCTTTGCAGTTTGTCGAAAAAAGGACAGCTGCGGGTCAAAGTATGGGCGCGGGTGATGAGGGTGGATTTGTTATACCTCCTCGCTTCATTCCTGCTATTCGTGAAATTGCGATTGATGGCGCGATTTTTCGGCCTCGTGCTTCTGTCATACCGGCAGGAAGCCCACCAGACCAGACTATTACTTTTCCAGCTTTGGACCAGTCTTCAACCTACGGTATGTATGCCGGGGTAGAAGTAGCATGGATTGGTGAAGGTGTGGAAAAACCGGAAACCAGTGCGAAATTCCGTGAAATTTCCCTGACTCCAAATGAAGTTGCAGCGTCTCTGTTTATTACTGATAAGCTGCTTCGGAATGCTCCTTCTGTGGGTGCAATATGTCAGCGTCTTATGGGTGCTGCAATTGTCGGCTCTGAAGAAGATAAGTTTTTCCAAGGAAACGGAATCGGCTGTCCTCTTGGGGTTCAAAATTGTGCAGCTACAATTGATGTAGCTCGAAACACTGCAACTGACATTAAATATGTTGACCTTGTGAATATGTTCTCAAAATTCAAACAGGGTGGAAGTAGTGTCTGGATTGCATCCAGAACCATTCTTCCAAAGCTCATGGTGATGTACGATGCTGGAAATCACCTGATCTGGCAACCAAGTGCAGTTGTGGGTACTCCGGGGACTCTCCTTGGTATACCTCTGATATTCAATGATCAAGCACCAGTTCTTGGAAATGCGGGTGATCTGATCCTTGTTGACCTCTCTTACTACCTGATCAAAGATGGAAGCGGTCCTTCTGTTTCGATGTCAGAGCATGTAAGATTTCAACAGAACCAAACCTGTATCAAAATATTCTGGAATGTTGACGGGAAATCATGGCTCAACACACCTCTACTTCAGAGAGACGGTGTGACCGAAATTTCTCCATTTGTCTCCTTGACATAATCAGGGAAGTAAAAAAAAGGTAATTAATTTAATTGCCCGTCTTCGGGCGGGCTTTTTTCGTAAAGAGAGGAAAAATCATGACTTGCAAAATTCACGAAGAGATCAAAACTGACATTGCGTTTGCCTCTTCACAGGCAACCAGTGGAAAGAGATCTGAAGTATATGTTGATATGTCAGTTGCTCAAAGAGTGGCAGCTGTTATTGTTGTGCAGCTTACGGAAGCTCACAGTGCAGCGGTTCAGCTCTATCAGGCAAAAACGGCAGCGGGCGGGAGTGCAAAGGTACTTGGAGATGCTGTTACTTTCACAAACACTGTGGGCGACGGGTATGCAAAGCGTGACATAATTTGTCGCGTGGAAGCTGCTGCTGCTGATTTGGACGGAGACAATGGTTTCACTCATGTTGGTGTTAATGTTGACACAACTGAATCAGCACTGGCAGCTGGTGTCTTTATTCGCTCTGGACTTATGTTCCGGGACGGTATTGATCAGGATACACAGTGCGACACTGGAACCGTTACTACAACCTCAGACTAATTTTTCGCCTTGGGACGGCTCCCGCTTCTGGTAGGGCGGGGGCGTTCTTAGGTTTTCAGGAGAATAAAATGGTTTACTTCAGAGTAAATGTAATCAAAGACTTTAAATGGGAAGGGAAACTTGTTCATGAAAGGGATTTGATTGATATTCCTGCAAGGGACTTTATACCACTTAGAAGGAAAGGTGTGGTGGAAACCATTCTTCAGGCTTTCGACAAAAAAGTAACTCCGGCGGTTGTGGAATCCGAAAAGAAAGAGACAGCCGTAAAAGGACGGAAGGCGGTGAAACATGAGCAGCGTAGCGCTTAAAAGAGTAGTTCAACCCTCAGTTGAACCGATAACGGTAGCTGAAGCAAAACTATATACAAAAATCAGTGGAAACACTGAAGATGCTCTTGTTGCACGGTGGATTAAAGCTGGACGTATTCTGGCTGAAAACTATCAGAGACGTTCTTATATGCCTCAAAGGTGGAGACTTACCTTAGATGCATACCCAAGTGATACAGAAGAAATCTGGCTCCCAAGAGGACCACTGAAAAGACTTATCAGTATTATAGTAACCGATACTGAAGGTACTGAAACAGCTTTGGATATTACTAATTTTCTTGTTGATACTGATACACAAACAATTAGACTATCGTACGATTTAAATTATGTTGATTTGGTTGATGCCTTAATAACTAACGACGAGTTTGAACTCAAAAATATCAAAATCTTATATGAAACTGGATATGGTCCAGATCTTGGAGTAACTACCACTACGGGCGAGGGTACAGGCTATTTACCTTCTTACGTGGCTGATGCTCTTTTTGTGTATATAGCTTACAGATACGAGAACAGGTTGGGTGAAACAAACATGATTCCGTCTGTCTTCTATCAGATTCTTGATGCAGAAAGAAACTTTCGTGGCTTATTATAAGAAAGACCCTAAGTGGGATAATTCCCGCAATGTTGCAGTATACGGAAAAAAGCTTTATCCGATAACTGCAAGTACTTTAAAGCATTATTGTGCAGTGTATGCCATTACACCTGTTGATGATGGTGATGGCGGATACACATTTACAAGTACAAAGAGATCTGATGAATGGATGTCACTTTTTACTTTGAGAGTAGAACAGGTTTTCGCATATAGAGGGAAAAATATTAAAGCTACTCACATGTTTAAAATGAGATTCGAGGTTGTGATAGAAGAAACAGACCACATCGTACTGGATGATGTAACGTACGAAGTAATCTATGTCGATCCAGACAAGGACAGGGATTCCTTTAAAGTCGCTATGTGTACAGAATTGAGGTAAGTTTATGGGTGATCAGGTAGCGACAATTAAAAGTAACTTCAGGAAAGTTAAGTCCAATATTAAAGAAGCTAAACTCAGTGCTGAACTTGCCGGTATTCTTACTATATACGATAAGGTTATTGATAAAATTAATGATCATAGCACTATTCCTTCAACTCCGGGGTCTCCCCCTAAATCTATGACTGGTGATCTGGTGGAAGGAACTGTATATAATCCACCAGAAGGAAACAAGGGGGCTGAAATAGGATTTAAAAGCCCTGCTCAACATGCGCACCTTCTTGAATTTGGAACCCCACGAATGCTTCCAAGGCCATTTTTCCGACGTGGGTTCGAAGAGGCTCAAACATCGGCTCAGGAAGCAATGAAACGGGAATTCCAGAGAGCTATGGATAGAGGCACGGCTCACGCTCTTGGAATGGAAACCCCCGGTTCTCAGGAATTGGGTTCACGTTTTCACAAATTACAGTCACTAGATTATTTTGATATCCATGTCGATTTCTGGCGTGATGCTGATCTAATAGGATATTCCCTTACTCAGGGTGGAACTGAGATACTAAACACTGGATGGAAAGATACGGGACTTCCCGGCGGGGTCACATTTAATGATTTACTTCCAAATGCTTTGGACGATGCAAAACAGGCAAGCGGGGAATAAATGATTTCTTCAATACTTGTAAATCTTCTCCGGGATGACGATTTTGTAGCTCACAGACTTGCGACTTACGCAGGCAAGGCCGCTGTCTTTACTGATATTGTACCTAAAGGGGCAGATTTTCCAAATATAACCGTAAGAACAATGGTCGTGACCTCAAATGCAACTATTGAAACTTTTAATATATATATTGATTATTGGGATTACGACGGTATAAATGCAAGCAAAAGTAATTCAAAGATTGTATGTGATCGGGTAAAGTGGCTTATTGATGGTTACCGGTATATTGGTGAACACCAGTACTATTCTGACGTGAGATTCAGGTTTTTGAGTGGGTATAGTGCGACAGCTGAAGAATACGACGGAATACATTATAATGTATTTTTTAGTGCAAGAGCAACACGTAAGACGTGGATGGCAAACGCAACTCCGACAACTACGATATTACCGACAACTACGATATTACCGACAACTACGATATTACCGACAACTACGATATTACCGACAACTACG